ATCTAATGTAGTAGATGTAACTACACACCTTACGTCTCTTACAGTAGGCGCAACACCATCAGCGGTTGTAACAGAAGCTGCGACCCAGACGTTGACTAACAAAACACTTACCACAGCAGAACTAGGTAGTAGTACAGCAACAACGCAGTCTGCAAGTGATGACTCTACTAAGGTCGCTACTACTGCAATGGTTCAGGATGCGATAAGACAAACTGGTTATATAACCGCGACTCAGCTAGCAGCGGATAGTGTTGGCGCATCTGAAATCGCTGCTAATGCCGTAGGTGCTTCAGAGTTAAACGTCTCCGGCAACGGTACGACATCTCAGTTTTTGCGTTCAGACGGTGATGGTACGTTTACATGGGCTACACCCACAGATACAAACACAACCTATTCGGCGGGTAGTGGCCTTGACTTATCAGGAACGACTTTCTCTGTAGAAACCGATTTGCGTGATGGTATTACTCACGTTGGGCTGGATTCAGGGGATTACATTGGGTTCACCAATAACTCCCGTATTGATTTTTATGTTAACGGTGGGAACGAAGCACGGTTAGAGTCTGATGGGGATTTCCATGCAGATGGTGACGTTATTGCTTACTCAACCACAATTTCTGATGCTCGGTTGAAGCAGAATGTACAAGGTATTGAAAACGCGGTTGCTAAAGTAGGCCAGTTAAACGGCTACACTTTTGAATACATAGCGGATGGCAAGATTTCTGCGGGTGTAATTGCCCAAGAAGTCGAAGCTGTATTACCTGAAGCTGTATCCGAAAAGCTACTACCGCTCAAGAAAGATGACGGGCAAGAGTATAAAGTTGTGAACTACGATGCGCTGCACGGACTTTTGATCGAAGCGGTTAAAGAACTAACGGCGCGGGTTGAGGAACTGGAGGCTAAGTAATGGCACTTCAATCGTCAGGGCAGATTAAACTGTCTGAGATAGCCGCAGAGTTTGGTGGCTCCGCTCCGCACGCTTTATCCGAATATTACGGAGTGGAAAGCTCTGACGCACCTGCGTCAGGACAAATTAAGTTTTCTAATTTCTATGGTGGGGAGCTGTTCAACGCGCAGTGGTCAGGTAATTCAATTTATTTTTCTGACTGGGGCCTTTACACAAGTGGTAGCTCTTTTTACTTTAGGGCTAACGGTAGTAGCGGTACTACCCTATACGCCAGTACCAGTGGTACTTTTACAGACGGATCTTCCATTGGCGCCAGTACAAACGATTTGAATGGTATTAAAGGTAACGGCGACAATACGTTAAACCCGTACCACAATTCCGTTTTGTATTCCGCTTATGCAGTTTCATTCACCATATCTAGTGGGTTTACTGGATCAGCACTTGTTGATGTTAACAGTAACGGTATTTATTACGGTTTTGAAACGAGTGGCGGTAATATGCGTACTAGGAACGGGAATAATACTGGGGCATACATAGGATTAAGTTAATGGCAAAATTACACTTTAATTACGACGGTTTCCAAGATAACGGAATTATTTTTAACGACGCATACCCTGATGGGTGCATGTACATGGGTGCGGAGTATAAGCCATCTTTGAGCTTTGATTACCATTCGTTTGGGTATACAGAAGTATTCGTTAGACAACCCGCGTATGTAGTTGACGTAGGAACTGACTTCCGTCGAGCAATGACCCAAGAAGAACAAGATGAAGTTATTGAAGCGGCAAGAGCATGGGTCCAACCACATGGCCAAGAAGGTAACTGGAATGACGAGCAAAAGTTAGAGTTCTTAAAAGAAGAGCGTACCCGCAAGTTGGCTGAGACGGATTACCTTGCTTTATCTGATAACACTCTAACGGATGAGATGGCTACTTACCGCCAAGCTCTTCGGGACATCACAAATACATACTCTAACTTAGATGATGTGGTGTGGCCTACAAAACCTGAATAAATACAGGAGTTTATATGCGAGAAGTAGTTGAAGCCTATAAAGAGAGTGGCGTCAAACACCCAAAGACTGAAATTGTTAGGCTTTGTTCAAACTGTGGGTATGATCTCGATGAAAACGAGCTGGCCGCAGACACCTGTGCTGATTGTGGGCAACCACTTAACCTTAGACAATCCGTTTCTGTTTGGGCTACTTCTATACCTAAAGCGGGCGGGAAAACTATGGGGCAGACGTAGTCATGATCTTTGAAGCCATAGCCGCAATTAAGATCGCAAATGAGGCTATCGGCGCGATCAAGGAGTTTGCCGGTCACGTTTCATCAGTCGGTGAAATGGGCAAAGACCTAACCAAACTAGCAGATGCCAAAGATGACATTGAGAAAGCGGCCAAGGATGGCGACATGGAGGCTTTCTGGGCGTTAGAGGACATCAAACGCCATGAGGCTGAGGTCAAACAGCAGTTCATCTATGCAGGACGCGCAGGACTCTGGGATGACTACCAGAAGTTCATAGCTAACCGTAAGCAACTACGAGAAAATGAGCGTAAACGTGCGGAAGCTAAAAAACTGGCTCGTAAAAAAGCCATACAGAATGGATTTTTGTATTTGGCTATTGGCATTGCTGTTCTCGGTGCTGTGGGCGGGGCCGTGGCCTTATTACTGTGGATTATTAGTCTTAAAGGTAAGTAGTGGATGAGCGTCTTCGTCTCCGCATTCAGTCCGATTTACTTAATGCCAAACGTAACGTATCCCGTTACAGAGACGCAGATTTCAGCCCGGGAAGTGGAAAGCGACGGCTCGACAAAGCCATCGCGGGAATTAAAGGTAGAATCGATTACCTACGATCAACGTGGGCAGATAGTGATGAACCACAACTACACAGTGGAGAAATGGATATGACAGAAGAAATGCAAAAATACGACCTTAACGGCGACGGTGTGCTGGATGAACAAGAACGCAGAATCCTGTTGGAAGACATGCGTCGCAAGATGGAAGACAATGATGCCCAACGTGATTCCATTCGTAAGATGGCTTGGTTTGCTCTGTTTGGTCTTCTACTGTATCCATTTGGTATCTTTCTTTCTAATGCCTTCGGTATGGATACAGCCGCTTCCTTGATTGCAGATATCGCCCCGACGTACTTCGCATCCATTGCAGTTCTCGTATCTGCATTCTTCGGTGCCTCAGCGTTACAAGGAAAGAAAGATGCTTAACTTATTATTAGGTCCAGCACTTGAGCTAGGCAAAGACTTTATCAAAGGTAAGGCGGACGAAAAGAAAGCGATTCAAGAGCGCAAGATCAATGCGATCCAGAACGATGCGGACTGGGAAAGCAAGATGGCAGACGCTACTAAGAACTCGTGGAAAGACGAGTTTTTCTCAATCATTCTTAGTCTTCCTTTAATGGCTGTAGCGTACTCGGTGGCGATGGACGATGTAACTATCATCGCTCGTGTAAACGAAGGGTTTGAAGCGTTAAATAAATTGCCCGATTGGTATCAATATCTTCTATTTATTGCGGTATCTGCTAGCTTCGGATTGAAATCGGCGGATAAAATTATGTCTATGAAGAAAGGAGGTAAGCAATGATGAACATAGATCAACTACGCATGGAGCTGGAGTACGACGAAGGCTGCAAGTATGAAATCTACCTAGATCACCTTGGACTGCCTACGTTTGGTATTGGCCATCTGGTTACTGAAGATGACCCAGAAAACGGGCAAGAAGTCGGCACCGCTGTCTCTGAAGAGCGTGTCAAAGAAGTATTTGAAAAAGACGTAGAAGTCACTATTGGCGAGTGCAAAAAGCTATACGAAGACTGGGATGATTTTCCTGAAGAAGTCCAATTGATCTGTGCAAATATGATGTTCAATATGGGCCGACCACGTTTGAGCGCATTTAAAGGCATGAAGCGTGGATTAGACGCACGGGATTGGAATGCTGCTGCCGATGAGATGGTGGATAGCAAGTGGTATCGTCAAGTAACGAACCGTGCTGACCGCCTAGTAACGCGGATGCGTAACGTAGCATAAGGAATACTCAGATGCCTCTTATCAAGTTACAGTTCAAACCGGGTATTAACCGCGATCAGGCCAACTACACAAACGAAGGTGGGTGGTATGACTGTGACAAGATACGCTTTCGAGCGGGCTTTCCAGAAAAGATTGGTGGGTGGGTAAAGGCGACTTCTAATTCTTATGCTGGCGTTGCTAGGCAGTTACTCGCTTGGATTACTTCTTACTCTGATAGCTTTTTAGCGGTAGGCACACATAAAAAGGCTTACATCGAGGCTGGGGGTAGCTTCTATGACATAACGCCTATACGCACTACATTTACGTCCACAGACTCAGACAACTGTTTTGCTACAACCAATACAAGCACTACAGTAGTTGTAAATATTACCGGACACGGTGCTAATGATGGCGATTATGTCACTTTTTCTGGTGCTACTACTGTTGGTGGTATTCCTGCTGACGAACTCAATGCAGAGTTTGAAATTGAATATGTTGATGCTGATAGCTTTAACATTACTGTTAGTACAGCAGCTACATCTACCGTAGCAGCCGGCGGCGGGACCAGCATATCTGCTGCTTTTCAGATAAATATTGGTAACCCTGATACTACTCTTGGCTATGGCTGGGGTACTGGTGTATGGGGCGGTGACGAGACTTCACCTACGCCCGACCGTGCATGGGGACTTGGTTCTTCTACTCCAGTGGATTTACCTCAACGAGACTGGTTCTTTGATAACTTTGATAATGACCTCGTGCTTAACATTCGTAACGGTAAGCCTTATTACTGGGAACGAGGTACTACTGCTCTCCCTGATACAGCATTGGCTACAAGAGCTACAACGTTGCAGACCGTTGCTACTGGTGCCGGGTACGATGCGAACGATGTGCCTTCTAAAGTTGGTCAGTTACTCGTGTCTCAGAACGACAAACACTTGCTAGCTTTCGGTGCGGTTCCTTACGGCTCTACAGCCGAAAGTGACTTTGACCCACTTCTTATTCGTTGGGCTGACCAAGACAACCCCGGGCAGTGGGAGCCACAAGTTACTAATTCTGCGGGCTTTATCCGTGTATCACGTGGGTCGAAGATTGTACGGGCACTGCCAACTCGTCAAGAAATCTTGGTTTGGACTGACACACACCTGTATGCCTTGCAGTTCTTAGGAACAACTGATGTGTTTGGTTTGCAGGAATACGCAGACGGTATCTCCATCGCTAGCCCACGTGCTGTGGCTACTGCGGCAAACGCAACGTTCTGGATGGGCCGAGATAAGTTCTATGTGTACACCGGTCGTGTAGATACACTACCTTGCTCCGTACGTAAGTACGTATTTTCTGATATTGACTTTACTCAGGCTGACCAGATTGTGTGCGGCACTAACGAGGAATGGAGCGAAGTCTGGTGGTTCTACCCAAGCGAAAGTAGTGGTAATAACTGGAATGACCGCTACGTCATCTATAACTACCTCGATAGAATCTGGTATTTCGGCACTATTGAGCGTACCGCTTGGCTGGATGCACCTAACCGTGAGTTCCCAATCGCTGCCGGTTCTAGCCGCACTGACTCTGTTGGTTACCTCTACGACCATGAGAATGGCATCGAGGATGATACTGGGCCAATGACATCGTTTATTGAGTCTTCCGACTTTGATCTTGGCGATGGCGAGTCTTTTGCGCTTACACGCCGTATTATTCCTGATATAGAGTTTATTGAGTCCACTTCCTTGACTCCTGAGATTGACATGGAGATCAAGACTCGTAACTTCCCGGGCGGCACACTGTCTTCAGATAGCGCAGATAGACGCCGTATTGTTAGAACTTCTGTAGGCACATACACCGATCAAGTATTTATTCGTGCCCGTGCTAGGCAGATGGCGTTAAGAGTGGAGTCAGACACAGCCGGAGTACAGTGGCAGCTTGGCTCTCCTAGATTAGACGCAAGACCGGATGGTAAACGCTAATGGCAATGGAGAAGTTTAGGGCGGCACCACTGCCGAACCCTACCATAGAGTACGATGCGGAAACGCAACGTCAGTTGATCCGTGTGCTTGAGGTCTACTTCAACCAGTTAGATTCCCAGACTCCGTTACAGGCTGAATACTTCAAAGGCCGTGGTGACGAGCTGACTATCCCATCTGCTTTGTATTTCAGCACACAAGACCAAGCCCCCGTTGTCGTAGACACAGCGTACGACCTGACTTACAACAATGTGTACTTTGAGAACGAGCTTACGCTGACAAACAGTAAAGAGATTTATGCGACCCGTACGGGCATTTACAACTTTCAGTTGTCCGCACAGCTATTTAGTGCAAGCTCTAACGCTAAGACTATGCAGATATGGATTAACCGTGACGGCACAGATGTTGGGTTCTCAGCGCATGCCTACACAATCAGCGCAAACAGCGCGTATGAGGAAGTAAACTGGAACTTTAACATCGACTTAGCTGCTAATAGTTACATAAAAATACGTTACGCCGCTGATGATTTAGACTTAAAATTTGACTCCACAGCAGCATCTGCGCCCTACCCGGGTATCTCATCTGCTGTAATGGCTGTAAACTACATCTCTAGCACACGTGGGTTTACGATTGCAACACTGCCGTAAATGAGGATAATTAAGCTATGAGCCTAGAATACGCAGCAGAAGCAGTCCGAAGTAAGGGACGCGGCGACGACACAATGCTTGTCCACATGACCCCCGGTGAGGTCAAAGGACTACAGCAGTTGGCGATGGCCTACGGTGGTAGCTTATCCACAAACCCAGAAACAGGTCTTCCTGAAGCTGGCTTCCTCAAATCTTTATTACCTACGTTGATTGGTGTTGGCCTAGCGGCTACTGGCATGGGGCCGCTTGCGGCTGGTTTAACAGTTGGTGGGATTGAAACGGTACGTACTGGGGATATTGGTAGAGGTTTAATGGCCGGTCTCGGTGCGTACGGAGGCGCTGGGTTTGGTACAAGTTTAGCTGCCGCAGCACCTGCTGAAACTACAATAGGTATGGCCGCAGATGGAACTGCTCTTATGACACCGGGCGGGGCCGCTAACGTAGCCAATCTAGCTAATCAACCTGTAATGACAAACTTGTCTACTATGGGGTCTGGACTTAGTAATATAATGAGTTCCGGTGGAGATGCTGCTAGGGCGGCAGCTTTAAGAGAATTAGGTGGTTCGGCTACAAGCGCGGCTTTACGTGGCACAGCAGCATTAGCAGGACCTTTAAGTCAACCAGCCCCAATGCCTGAAGTAGAAGGAGTAGAATACAACTACGACGGGCCGTATAAGCCTACAGAGCGTAAAGTGCGTTACCCCGGCCCAGATCGTGATCCTACTGATTCTTCTGAGTTCCAATATTTTGATGTTGTAAACCCATCACCGGGTTTTGAGC